TGTGTCAAGCGTTTGGCCTTGGCCTTACGTGCCTGTGCCACTGCACTGGCGTTGACCTTCTTGAGATTGGGCACTATCAAATCATATTGTGCGTCCTCGGGTGTGACGTAAGAACAGTACGTGTTCTTGCTGGCGTGTATCTGTGCCAGCAGATCTCTGTTGTTTAGGTACTTGACTCTCTTCATAATTCCTTTACTTTATATTAATGTGAGTGACCACAAACAGGCCGGTTGAATCGTGTCGTATGGTGAATTAAGTGTGCCTAGAATAATGCCTATAAATATAGTTAAAGTATACGAAATTTTACAAGGGAAAGCAACCATAAAATGGCAAATGAATTTGGCAGGATAATAAAGAACGTAGGACAGGGCATATTCAACAGAACCCTGGGAAGGCTGACGGGTGCTGGTATTTCGTCCGACAGCAGGATAGTGCAGGCCCGGGCAAAATGGTCAGGAAGAAGTGATAAGACAGACTGGCGTGTTAGATTGCAAGTACCGGATGGACCGTTGACCAAGTTCTTTGATTTTGACAACAATCCTATAATGAAACCTTTGTCAGCGTCTAAAGGTATTTTTTGGCCTTTGACACCAGCAGTGGTGATACAGCATTCGGCCAACTACAATGCCATGGATCAGGTACACAGTAACTATCCACACCAGGCATACCAAAACTCACAGGTCGATTCAATGAACATTATTGGAGAATATCCTGTACAGAATGCCGAGGATGCCAAGCATTGGGTGGCCACTGTAAACTTTTTAAGGACAGCGACCAAGATGTTCTTTGGTAACGAACAAGGAATAGAAGGACTCAAAGGAAATCCGCCACCAATCATGCACTTGTTTGGATATGGTGATCATATGTTCAACAAGGTACCTGTGATCATAAACACATTCAACGTTGAACTTAGACCAGGCATAGATTATATTTCTACAAAACAAACCAACACACCCTACAGAGAACTGAATGGACCAGATGCTGGTTTTGACTTTTCTGCTGAACAAGGTGAATCACAGACCTGGGCGCCGACACTATCAAACATATCAGTGCTGGTCACTCCAATATACAGCAGAGATTCGATCAAGAACTTCTCAATGAAGAAATTTGTCAGGGGAGAATTGAACGGCAAGAGCAATGAGGTAGGATTCATCTAATGGCCAAGTACTCAAACACATCACCTTATTTCGAGACAAGTGAAATTGCAGACTACCTAGATATTTTAAATCCAAGGACACTGACTGCCGAACAGGACGACCAAAGTTACACAATAGAAAGGACGTATGCGTACAGGCCTGATTTGTTGGCCTACGATTTATACGGCTCACCAAGACTTTGGTGGGTGTTCGCACAGCGTAACCCAGACCAGATAGAGGATCCCATCTACGACTTCAAACCTGGAGTTACGGTTCAACTGCCAAAGAAAGAGAACCTGCTCAAAGACCTAGGGATATAACCAATGGCAGAAACGCAATATAATGGTCCTGACTTTGGCGAAACTATCACAGGAAAAGTTACCCTAAATAAAACCAACGACGTATACATCACCACCATAAACGATCCAAACATCCTGCACCAATTCGCTTCGTACACTGCGTTGTTCACACTCAGTGCTTTGTCCAGGGACGATCTAGCAAACACTAAAATATTGTTAAATTCAAAACCACACGATGTCATACTAAGAAGTTCAGGGATAGGTCCAACAGAAAATTTAGATAGGGCACCACTGAGTCCAGAGGACAAAAAAATACTGGAAGATAATGAAAGGCTACAGGGTGCAGTTGAGAAGAGCAGAACTGTGCTTCAACGTAACAGAGATCTGTACATCAGGAATGTGTCTATGAACAGCATACCAGGGCTCAACGATAAAAGGAGATTGACGTCAGTAACACAGATCACAATGGATATAGTGGAGCCGGCCGGGATCACACTGCTGGAGAGGATACGAGGGGCGGCCATTAACAACGGATTCCTAGACCACCTTGATGCTCCGTTCCTACTTACAATAGATTTCAAAGGATTTGACGAGCTAGGAAATGTGGCTTCGACCAAGGATTCGCAAACTATGAAACGTTTGATACCAATCAAAATAGTGGACATGCAGATGAATGTTGCCCAGGCAGGCACGGTGTATTCGGTCAAGGCAATACCTTACAACGAATTCGCGTATGTCAACAGGCACAATTATCCTAGGACAGCAGGACAACTTCAACCAGTGGGCAGGAAGTTGTCAGACGTGTTCAGGGCCTTAGAGGAACTGCTGAACAAACAGAACACAGACGAGAAAAACGAAGGGCAGGTAGAGAAACCGGACATATACACTATCACGTTCGATGATAGTAGCACAGGGATAAAAGACGCCGTGCTACCTATGGAAAATCTTGAGCAGACAGGAATGGCTTCACAAAGTTTGACAGGTAGTGATGCAGGCTTTTACGTAGGAGGGACTCAGGAGATTCCACCTGACTACATGAAGATCAATTCCAGCAACGCCATCACTAAGATACTCGAAGAGATCATGAAAGGCCATCCTGAATACACTAGTAAGAAATTTGAACAATGGAAACAGAAAGTGTCTAAGGTTCTCAACGTGGCACAGTTTAAGGGTGGAGCACAGGCGGTGTCGGACCAGTCACAAGACTTCTACTTCGACTATTTCAAGATCAGGGCCAGCGTTGAGCCGATCCCAGGACAGTTTGACAAAATCCGTGCCATGAACCAAAAAAAAATTAATTTTCATGTGGAGCCCTACAAAGTGCATGCCTATTCTCTGGCCATACCTGGCGTGAGCACAGGACAGAACTTCAAGAATTTCGTGTTCAAGACATACAACTACATATTCACAGGTGAAAACATAGATGTGTTGGACCTGGACATCAACTATAAGGTTGCCTACTTCCAGAGCAGGCTTAAGGATTTTGAGAATACAGACGATCGTAAGAACACAATAGCTGACGCTACTGACAAGGCCACAGGAGCAACCAATGCCACTCAATATTTCACAGATCAGGACTTCTTGACCAGATCTCATCCGGACAGTGCAAAGTCTGAAGGCACCGGTAAGACCGGCGGAACACCAACACAGTTGGACTCTTTCCTTGACGCACTTACACACCCTATGGCGGATATGGTGAACGTGAGGATGGAGGTGTTAGGAGACCCAGCCTGGATCAGCCAGTCGCAGTTCATACCACTCAACGCCAAGAATTTCGCACAAGGCACAGGCAAGGCTTCAGACCCAGATATCAGTTACTGGAGACGCAACAGGGACCGGATCTGGAATCCGGATTTGCGTTGCTACAACACCGATGTGGCCGAGCCCATCATAAACTTGAATTTCAGAATGCCCACAGATCTCAATGACCAGACAGGTGTATATGAACTGCAGGCAGACCAGTCAGCGTCATTCAGCGGACTGTACAGGGTGGTACAGGTGGAACACAATTTCACTGACGGCAAGTACACAAACGTGCTTAACATGACCAGATTTAACAACCAAGGCATGCCAATATCTGATCCTGTGCCTACTACTAGTGTGATTACCAAGGACGGTGTGCCAACTGTGGTGCTAAGAAATGAACTTACAAAATACTACAGTGCAAAAGATTTGACGAACATAAGATCGAACTTAACTAGTATTGGGAAGAAATTTATTGATCTTGCATCATCAAATGTTAACAGGCTCAAAAATAAAGTGACAGATAAAATTAAAGGATTTATAAGTTAATGTCATTGCACAACTATCTAAAGGGAGATGCTTCCACAGCCAAGGCTCCGGGAGGAGACAAATCATGGACGGGACAGAACCCCGGCCCTTACCTCGGCACAGTCAAGGGTAACATAGACCCTGCAAGAATGGGCAGATTGAAGGTGCACATTCCTAGTCTGGCAAAGACATCCGACCCATCAGAGAATCAACTTATAACTTGCGAATACCTAGCACCGTTCTATGGCGCCAAGGGAGGCAAGTACGCCAAGGGAGCAGGAATAGGCTTTGAAGATTCACAGCACTCTTATGGTTTCTGGGCTGTACCACCTGATCTGGAGACAAAAGTTCTAGTAATATTTGCAGAAGGTAAAATGGAGCAGGCCTACTGGATAGGTTGTGTGCAAGAGCCTTACACCAATCACATGACGCCAGGCATAGCGTCCAGCACCAACACCAACGACGCACTGGATGGAACATTTACTGGTCCAGAGGCAGGATTTCAACAAGATAAAAAATCAAAATATGGTACAACCAATGTTCCATCGGGAGAACTAAACAGGAACAGGCAAGGTGCCTTACAGAACGGCAACTACGACTCACTGCCAAAACCAATACACCCATTTGCAGAAACATTACTAGAACAAGGATTGAGTGCAGATGATATTCGTGGGAACACTTCTAGTTCGGCACGTAGGGAAACGCCAAGTCAGGTGTTTGGTATAAGCACCCCAGGCAGGAAAGACACCACAACGACAAAAGAGAAAGTTGGAGCAAAAGATTCCACAGCACAGGATTATGTTACCAGGAAGACAGGACACACGTTCGTCATGGACGACGGTGCGGAGGACGGCACAAACCAACTGACTAGATTGAGGACGGCATCAGGACATCAACTGCTGATGCACGACACTGAAGGTGTGGTTTATCTTGCCAATGGTTCTGGAAAGGCATTCATAGAGATGGACAAGAATGGCAAGATCAGCATATATTCGGACAAGGGCATAGACATACGGGCAGAGGGAGATTTCAATCTACACGCAGATGATGACATCAACTTCCATGCAGGGAAGAAAATTAAATTTACCGCTGAAGAAAACGTAGTGCTTAACGCAGAAAAGTATGTGTACGTGATGGGAGAGTCAGGTATATTAAGTGCCTCGCAGAAAGGGAGTGTAAGGAACTTTGCCAGGGACGGCATAACCTCCCACACAAAAGGTATACAGTTTCATAGTGCAAACGGGAGGATCGATTTGGCGAGTGGTGGTCAAGTTCATTTGAACTCCGTTGGTCCACGATCTAACATGGGACCTGGTTGGTTGCAACCAACAAGCACCAAAGTAGGAATACAGGAAACTAAAGAACAAGATGTAATCGCACAACAACCTATTTTAAATGGAAAACCCAACTACGAGAAAGTAAAAGTAAAAACAACTGTAGGAGGCTTTGTAACACACGAACCATACACAAGACCAGCGGGTGGAAGAGAGCTGGACGACATAGCGTAAATATAGTATATGGCATACGGAGATTCAGGATCAGGAGATTTATCAAACAAGACGGTGACCTTTAAGGGTTTCAGTTCGCGTGCGGACAAGCAGAACTTTAAGCTGTACGACTTCGAGGTTGCCAAGCAAGATCTCATCAATAGACTAAGCATACGTAAGGGCGAGAGGGTCGAGAACCCTGAGTTTGGCACTATAATATATGATGCCATATTCGAACCATTCACAGAACAACTTAAAGACGCCATTGTCGAGGACATCACTGCCAATCTCAACGCAGATCCACGTATAGCCACGGAGGAGATATTTGTAACAGAAGCGGACAAGGGCATAGCCATACAGGCCACTATNACCTATGTGCCACTGAACATCACNGAGAAATTGAGNTTCAATTTNGACGAGAACTCACTATTGCGCCTATCTTAATATACGCANATTTCCTAACACATAAATACCGTTGTATACACAATGGCCACAACAGATAGACAGAACAGATTACTAGTAGCGGAAGATTGGAGAAAGATCTACCAGGCATT